ATATTTAACCAGTGCGTTGCCGATGTCGAAGCCGATATTAACTCTCGTTCTGAATGGGAGAAACAATATCGAGATGGCTTGGAATTCCTTGGCATGCGCTACGAAGAACGAAGTCAACCATTTGAAGGCGCATCCGGCATTACCCATCCCCTACTTGCCGAATCCGTCACACAATTCCAGGCACAAGCCTATGGCGAAATACTGCCCGCTCAAGGGCCGGTAAAGACCCAAATCGTTGGCGCCACAACTCCCGACTCCGAAGCACAAGCTGCCAGAGTCAAGGAGTACATGAATTACCAGATCATGCACGTCATGGAGGAATACGATCCTGAGACTGACATGCTGTTGTTTTACCTGCCGTTGTCGGGTTCTGCGTTTCGTAAGGTGTATTACGATCAGAATCTAGGGCGTGCCGTATCGAAGTTTATTCCGTCTGAAAATCTTGTCGTGCCTTACGACACCAGTGATTTACAAACGGCTGTAAGGATCACCAACATTGTTTCAATGGCGATGAACGATGTGGTTAAGATGCAAAAAAGTGGGTTTTACCGCGATGTGCCATTGGAATCAATGGGCGCGCAGTATGACAACGAAGACATTCAAAGCGAAATCGACAAGCTTCAAGGCGTCGAGCCGTCTTACGATTCGAGCGCCGATTGTGAATTGTACGAGATTCACACCGACTTGGATCTACCAGGGTTTGAAGACGTCGATGAAATGGGCGAGCCAACAGGGATTAAGTTGCCCTACATCGTTACGTTGTCTAAACGCAACAATGTCGTCCTTTCGATTCGCCGCAACTGGAATGAGACCGATCCGCTTCGCAAAAAGATACAATACTTTGTCCATTACAAGTTCTTACCAGGGCTTGGCTTCTATGGTTTTGGCTTGACGCACATGATTGGGGGGCTTTCACGGGCTTCCACTTCTATTTTGCGTCAGCTGATCGACGCAGGCACGCTCGCCAACTTGCCAGCCGGGTTTAAAGCACGAGGTATTCGCATCCGGAACGACGATCAGCCCCTACAACCGGGCGAGTTTCGTGACATGGATGCCCCAGGGGGCAGTCTTCGAGACTCTTTTGTACCTCTTCCGTTTAAGGAGCCGTCGCAAACACTGCTCGCTTTGATGGGATTGATGGTCGATGCGGGCAAACGATTTGCCTCCATTGCCGATATTCAAGTGGGCGATTCCAACCAAGAGATGCCAGTGGGCACCACGGTTGCATTGTTGGAGCGTGGCACCAAGGTCATGTCTTCGATTCACAAGCGTTTGCACTATGCACAAAAGATAGAATTTAATTTACTGGCAAAAATATTTGCTCAGTTCTTGCCTGCGTCTTATCCATACATGACCAAAAATGGCGATCAGAACATCAAACAGGCCGACTTTGATGACCGAGTAGACATCATTCCGGTATCGGATCCAAACATCTTCTCGATGAGTCAACGGGTCATGATGGCGCAACAAATGTTGCAAATGGCACAGTCCAACCCTGAGATTCACGGTCAAGCGGGCATATACGAAGTGTATCGCCGAATGTATCAAGCGCTCAATGTGCAGAACATTGAGGCAATCTTACCGCCTCCACCACAACCCGAACCGGTGGACCCTGCTCGTGAGAACGCAGGTTTGTTGATGGGACAACCGGCAAAAGCATTCCCTGGGCAAGACCACGATGCACACATTGCTTCACACATGAGTCTTTACCAAACCGCCATCGTGCAACAGAATCCACAAGCATTGGCGGCCATTCAAGCGCATGTGTATGATCACATTGCACTCAAAGCAGAAGAGGTTGTACAACAACAAATGGCACAAGATCCACAAATGATGCAGATGCAACAACAAATGATGCAAATGCCACCGGAACAACAACAACAAATGCAACAGCAAATGATGATGCAACAACAAGCACAAGTGGCACAAGTGATTGCGGAGTTGACTCAACAAATCAATCAACAGTTTGCGCCGCCTCCGCCTCAAGAAGATCCGTTGGTGGAGCTCAGACGCCAAGAACTCGACATCAAAGCCGGTGATTTACAGCGAAAACAACAAGAGTTTGGAGAAAAGCAAGATTTGGATATAATGAAATTAAGTCAACAAGATGATTTAGCGAGAGAACGCATTGAGACAAGCGAAGACATTGCCGTGATGAAAAACGAAGTGGCAAAGGATCGGTTGGATCAAGCAGAGCGTTTTAAAGCAGCAGATTTACAACAGGAGAGAGATCAATGAGTTCAGTAATGAAGGCGATGCAAGCCGCACACAAAGAACAAATGAAAAAAGAAGTGGCTATGCAAGAAGAGAAAATGGCCGAACACATGGCAGAAAGAGCCTGGCGTGGAGATCCCAAAAGAAAAGAACAAGTTTTGGGTGAGCCGAAAAAAGTAGAAGAAAAGCCAAAGACCGAAGCCAAAAAGAAAGCAGCACCCAAGAAAAAACCAGCGGCTAAAAAGAAAGCAGCACCTAAGAAGAAAGCAGCGAAGAAAAAAAGTGCCGCTAAAAAAGGGTAGCGCAAAGAAAACAGTTTCTGCTAACATAAAGAAACTGAGGAAAGAGGGTTACAAGAAGAAACAATCAATTGCCATTGCTTTAAGCAAGGCAGGAAAGTCTAAAAAGAAGAGGAAGACCAATGCAAAGACCAAGAAAGTTTAGAGGCGCAATGCCAAAAGACCCAGTCGCCGCAAGTAAATCAATGAAGGTAAAAGACCAAGGGACTGTGCCAATGGCGCAACCCAAGAAGGTAGCCAACGGCGGACCACCCAAGCCAGGCGCAGACGCAGGCAAAGTAAAGGGTGCTGGTGCAGCGATTCGAGGCACTAATTTCGCAGGGAGATTCTAATGCCTGGAACTAAAATGCCTAAATCACCCATGCTCATGATGAGTCCCGACATGCCTGTCATGCGATTTGCTGAAGGCGATGCAGTGGTTTCTGAAGAAGAAAAGAAACGATTCAGAGACTTTCAACCTGAAGGCATGCTCAAAGGCACTATTTTTGATTATGTTCCTGATAAGACACAAACCATGTTGTTTATGATGGATCGAATGGGGATGCCTGTCCCTGGACAAGGTATTCCAGCAGATGATCCAGAACGTGTAATGAATCCGTTAGACCCAAGAAGTTTAATGCGTGAAGAAGAAAATAGTTTTGACATGCTTAAAATGTTTATGGAATTGACACCCGAAGAAAAAATGATGGTGGCAGGTCCGAACTTTAACGAAATGACAGAAGATGAAATCGGTATGGCCATGTATAATTTTATTTCTGAAGGCAGAGGATTGAGTGGTGGCCGAGAAGTCGATTACATGGATCCCGACAAACAAGGATTAGCCGGAGGCGGGATTGTTTCGCTGATGGACGATGATTATTGATGGCATCTCCTTTCTACAGTCCTTTTAGAAGACCCCCAATGAACCCATTTGGTTCCATGATGGGCTTTGGTTCTGGACCCAATTTATTCTCAGGCGGAATGCCTTTTTACTCACCCCCACCCAGAATGCCAATGTTTGGCGGAGGATTGGGCGGATTCGGTGGATTCGGTGGATTCGGCGGTTACGGTGGTGGAATGGGCGGAGGTTTTAATCCGTTCGGTAGCCAGTTTGGTGGAATGGGCGGAGGTTTTAATCCGTTTATGATGTCACCGCCTCCAATGCAAAGATTTCCTCGTTATGATTCTTTGATTCCTATGCAAAGCCAAATGCCATCTCAGCGTCCTGAAATGACTTCGATTGAACAAAGCCCACCTAGTGTTGGGCAGATGACAGTGGATCCAAGACGAGATCCTATTCCTGATCCAATAACAGGAGACAGATATTCTAATAAACTTCCGCAGATGGATCCAAATACGCCAATCCCCAGCATGGATGAGTTAAGAAATTTTGATGTAGATAATACTCCATTTGGAACTGTGATTGATAGACCACCAACAGATGTTCGGGAGCCTAGTCCATTCCTCAACGCAGTAGATGATCGAGGCGTACCTATTTTTGGAGGAAAAGACAGTATAGGTGATAGACTTGGGTTGCAACTTCCTCCTACAACGGATCTAACGGATTTTAGAACTCTACCATACGAACCATCGGGCCCAAGCCCCTTTCCAACAGTGCCATTTCCAAGAACAGACGGAATGATCGGTGATTTACCGCCGGATGT